GTCAACACATGTAAGATATTCATTTCCTGATGACTCTTGAAGAATAAGGTTTGTTCCACGAATATATAAAGAGCCAGTACCATTTTCAGCAATATAACTATCGTTACTATCGTGATAAATCTGTAAGTCAGCACTGTCACCTAACTTAATGATATCATTGTCACCCATGTTAAGGTGTGTTGTTAGAGTAGTCTCACCTGTAACACCAAGAGTACCTGCTATTTGTATGTTTGTGTCAAGTTTAGCACTTGTGACTGCATCGTCAGCTATATGAGCAGTATCAATACTACCATCTACATAGTGTTCAGAGTCTATAGAGTCATCCGCTATTTTTGTTCCATCTACGATGTCAGCAGCAAGATGAACTCTGTCAATTGAACCATCTACGTATTGGTCACTGTCTACAGAGTTAGCTGCCATCTTGGCAAGTGTAACATTAGCATCAGTTATTTTAGCTGTTGTCACTGCATTATCTGCTAGACCTGCTGTTGCTATCTGTGGTCCTTCACCTGTAGTGCCATCATGTGAGTGTCCAGTTGAACCGTTAAACGCAGATTGTATAGCATCAAACTCTCCATCAAGGTCTGAAGCATTAATTACGTTACCGTCAGCTATATTGTTCGGTGTGTCGTTTCTTGTATAGCCTGTTCCCATTTATTATCTCCTAGCGTTAGTAGTATACTGCAGGGTTGCAGCGTCAATAGCAAATACAGCGTCTATGGTATCTCCTATGGTCTCATATAATATAGATACTGTAAAACCTGAACCTATTGTTTGCAATTCATATATCGCTTTCTGTTTACCCCCATATGAGGATGTTCCATAAATCCCAGCACCATAAGATATTGATGAAGCTGCGAGGTTTGAAAAAAGCAATGAATTAGGTTGAACAGTATTCTGTTGGTCAAAGTCAAATTTAAGAGAGTATCTAATATCTACCTCTCCGTTTACATCTAAGTATGTTATTCCTTTATATACTGTTTTACGGACATTAGGGTCACCTAACGGTACATAAGGAGTAGCAAACGTAGCTTGTATCTTCTCTCCATCAAAGCTATTACCTTGCTCCATGCGATAAACGTAACCATCACTTGCACCAAAGTAAATAAGTTCTGTCCGACCTACGTACTCACTGTCTATTGCGTTAACATTAAAACCACGTAAATCATTAAACGCCATACCATCTTGTAATTGTGTAGCCGCTATAGCTTTTGCTGAAGCGTTAGTATATCCTACGTTATATCCAAATATTCTGTACTGACTCTTCTCACGAATAACTGTACTCATAAAACCATCAGGACTACTAGTAATTAAATCTAGCATTTCATCTTGAATTGTCTTTGATACAGCAGCGAGACTAAAGTCTCCTATTCTATCAGTAGCAGAAAAAAAGTCTTAAACCATCAGGTCCTAAGAATATAACATCTCCACCAATCTCTTGTATAGTATCTGAAGCAACACAACCTAAGTCACGAGACACTGGTTGCAATTGAAAATCAGCTACACTATTACCATTTAGTACGTTTATACTACTTTCGCTAAATATTATTAGCTGCTCACGAAATACAATTAAACCTGTAATTTCATCAGCTACATTAATTATACCACCACCATTAGCAATTGTCAAGTCATTATCTTTGTAAGGAGCAGAAAAGATTATCTTTTTTCCATTCCCAAATACTATGTGGTTCTTAAAGTTTGTTACGAAACTAGCACCTGATACATCAGATGGTAAAGCAGTTAATTGTTCAAACGTAGTTCCATCAAATCTAAATGGTTTGCCTGTTCCATCAACAAGCATAAGTTTTTCTGTACCATCAAAGTCATACTTTAGAAATCTTACTTTGCCTGTACCACCACCTATTGTAACACCTGCACTACTATAGGTTGCGTTGTCACTTACTTGTGTCCATCCTGAACCTGAAGAGAAGAATAAGTCATCTCCACGACAAGCAAACACTTTGCTGTCATATCGCACTATACCTCTGATAACACCTGTATTCGTTACAGTATTGGTATCAAACTTTTCGTATCCTTCAACTCTTCTGTATCCACCAAAGATAGAAGGTTCAAAGTTACGCAGTATACGTGCTGAACCGGGTGCTTGAAATCCTTGCTGATAAGGAGAAAGGTTTGTTATCAAGCCACCTTTAAATTCAAATGAATGGGTTTGCCATGCGTCTGCCATTAGATAACAGACCTAGAAAATCCCATCCTACCACCACCTGTGTTCTG